ATCTTCAATAGCCGCCTGCGCCGCTGCCATGAACACCTGATAATCAACAATAAGCTATATATTTCTAATCAATTTCTAAACTTTTCCATATCAAATTTCACGTTTTTATAGTGCTTTTTACAAGAAAACAGAGCTATTTAAAGGCACTTTTGCTCCAATTTCCACTAACTATGATCACTTTTTGTAGCCCAATATTTATCGGTATTTCTGGCCCAAAAAGCTACGATACTACTTACGACTACTAAAATACTTGATATAGTGAATTCTTCATTTATAAATGATATGATAGCAAACAATAAAGAATTCAATATGAAAAAGAAACGAAAGAGATCACTCCCCTTTATCTTTGTATCATTCACAACTAATCCAAATAAAGCATGCATAATCCCACATATTGGCAAAATCATGATATAATAAGTAAGGTACAAAGAATCTGTTCCCAAGAATAGCAACAAGCCAATTACATAGGAAAGAACGGCTACTAAATATAATAACTTATTTAAGGCTACCATTACTTTAATCTTTTTCTTGTATCAAAATCAATTATGACGCACTCCTACTACCCTTTCTTTCTCCGAGACCAACTTGTTCCCGGAGTACACGATTTTCACCTTTAAGCATATTGATTTCAGCTTTCAGTTCTTCAATCAGTAAAGAATTAGAAGATTCAACTCTCTCCATTTCCCCTATGCCTGTCAGAAGCCAACCAATATCAAGGCATGGATAATTTATTGCAATGCTTTTCAATTTATCAGGTTGAATAGATTCCCTCATCCCTGAAATAAACCCAGAAGATACTCCTATAGACCTACAAAAATCAACAGCCTTAATATTATAATTCCTTAAAAACAACTTAAGCCTCTCTTTTACTGAATCTTCCATAATTAAAACAATTTAGAATCATTCTGTATTAATTGCATTGCAATATTTTATTGTCTATTTTCTTGCTTTAGTTATTGCATTGCTTTATTTTTGCATCCGTAATCAACAACCAATCGGTTGAGCAATCCTCAACGGAATAGTTAATTTACAAATGTAATAAACCTTTTTTAATATGACATACTTTAAGCATAGAATTTTGTACGAAAAAGGCGTGATACCCAAATTGGCTAAACGCTTCAATGTATCAGAGAACACGGTGCGTTATGCACTCCGCTTTGCAACTGAAGGTGAACAACCCGATTTAATTCGTAGCACAGCACTCAAAGAGTATGGATGTGCCTTATCCCAAAAGCCAGTAAGTATTAAGTAATCACTTTTAAACAATAAGTATATGGATCTGAATAAAACTTCAAAAGTCCTCTGTATGATTCTTGCAGTCTCAGGAGCATTTGCAATCTTAGGAATTGCAGGTCGGCAGGACTATAATCAAGAAGTCCTCTATACAATGCCGCAAGAAGCTTATGAGCAAATCGTGCTTACACTTGGTGATGATGCTACGGACACAGACATAGTTCGTACATATATGAATAATAAGCAATACTACGACAATCTTAGCTATTGAGATATGGAAATTCAATTTATTGATAAATCTGTGACATTTGACACGTTCATTACAAGTGTAGCGGCCAAATTAGCATCTTACATTAAAGAGGATGAGAATGATAAGCCTTTTATCTCACAAAATGAAGCCTTCAGGACATTTGGGAAAGGTAATGTCCTCCGTTGGTATAAACAAGGAAAGATCCAACCGTGCAAAAGGCCAGGGAAAATAGAATATCCTACAGCCAGACTTAGGGAACTCTCCCGAACGGTTCAAGATTACTTTGATAAATAAGGTCGAGTTTCCCGACCACCTTCTCTTTAGCTCAGTGGTAGAGCAGCGCATTTCAATTTGTTGTTTGTCTCGTGTTTAAAGGTTAGTTGATTTTCATCGCACAGGTCACCGGTTCGAATCCGGTAAGAGAAGCATTATTAAATGATATAGGCAGTGTGATTTGCAAGGTTTCAGTCGTGCCACCTAAAAAACTGATATACATAGCAGATGCTGAGTTGAAGGCGATAAAACAGTAGCCTAAACGCTTTATGTAGAAGTCTCAAAACGCTTCTATCATAATGAACTTGTAGAGATATATCAGAGTAGTAAGTATGACTTTTAAATCACCATTAAGTTGGTGTTCTACAATAATTTTAATTTTAGAAATAAAGAAAATCCCGTGTTCCTCGGAGCACGGGTACATGGAAAGCTGGCAGAGTGGTTTATCGCGCCTGTTTGCTAAACAGGTTAACCAAAAGGTTACAGGGGTTCGAATCCCTTGCTTTCCACAGTCTTGTATCAATGAACGCACCACTTTCGGAAATTTGAGGTCGTTATGGGAGCGATCAATATATGAAAGAAAGTAGTAGATTGAGAGAGTATGGTAAAACCCATATAAGTCCAAAGGGTATCAATCGAGGTGGATTTCTGCAAAATCATGCAGCAGTTGACGGTGACGACATGGCGGTTCATGATGTTGACAGTCCGGAATAGACGGACATACAGGCGGTTATGTATATCGTGGCTGAAACTACGGTGAGGTGCACCAATATCCGTGAGGCCGGTTCGACTCCGGCACCGTCCACAAGCCTTTAGGATGGATGAAGCAGAAGTAGTGATCCCAAAGCTCATTTTGTTACGGGCTGCCCGGTATTTATTCCGGCTGACACGACGGAAAGACGCCGAAAAACAACATGAGTGTCACTATGAAGTAGCTGAAGTCGTGTGTTTTGCTCCGGGGAACTGCCCCGGAGCTTTTGTAGACATTTGAACATGAATTATATAATATTCGGTTTCAAGGTCCTTTGTTAACCAAAGTGTCTGTTTATGTAGTAATATGCTCTTTCGGTCTGTGAAGATAGAAGGCAATCTTTTAATAAATTCATGATATAAATTTTAGATTTATAGCCCCGCTTTTGGTATGTGAATATCGAAGCGGTTTTTAAACAGTATTCCCTAACCAGTTTTATATATAACCTCTCCCCGCCCCGTCTATGATTCGGGTTCGTAAGTGTTGCAACTTGGCGGGGAGCAATAATCCGTGAGGACGAGTTAGTTGGTATGAAAGGTAGAAAACTCTTTGTTAGCCTAATCATTACGATTACCAAATTGCACCGGTCTTGTTCGTGAGAATAGGAACCGGTTTTATCTGAATAATTGCCATCTATATATAATCAGGAAGCCGTATATCCTACTAAGCGTAGCCGTCCCGTAAGGAACATCGGGAGCCCGAAGAAATTCGGGCTTTCTTAATGATCTTATAACTATTCCTAAATATAACAATCATGAATTTACTAATTAAAGAAACTGTCTTACAGCGCATCATGCGTAAGACAGGACGAAAGCCATGCCAGTGCAAATGTTCACTGTGCAAAGAACAATGCCACACACCTTGTCTTGGAACACCTGAAGACATAGAAAAAATCATTGATGCCGGATACGGTGACAAGTTAGAAATCACCTATTGGGCTGTGGGTATCATTATGGGAGTTACCAAAAACGTCATTCCCATGCTACAAGCACGAGCCGGCAATGAATACTGCATATTCTTCAATGATGGGCTATGCCAACTCCATGACAAAGGCCTTAAACCTACCGAAGGTAAACTCTCTCACCATTCTACCCGAATAGATAATTTCAAAGCTTCAAAAAGTATTGCATGGAATGTCGCCAAGGAATGGATCAACCAAGAGAATGGCGAAGCAATCGAACGCATATTAACTAAGTACTTATCAAATCAATAAAATCATGAGCAACAACGATTTTAAACAGTCCATCAAGTCCTACCTTGATAAACGGGCTAAAACAGATAAATTGTTTGCTGTAGTCTATGCCAAGGCAAATAAAAATCTAACCGAATGCTGCTCCTATATTATGGGAGAAGCTAAGAAACGAGGGAATGCCGTATGTATGTCTGATGAAGAAGTGTTCGGGTTAGCTGTCCACTATTATGATGAAGACAATATCAAGGTAAACAAACTCCCAGCAAACGTTAAAGCCTCTACTTCCGTTCCTGAAGCCAAACCAGTATCTAAACCCGTAAAGCTTACTGAAGAAGATAAGAAAATAGCACGTGAAGAAGCTATTAAACGTCTGGCCGAAGAGCAATACGCATTGCTCAAAAAGAAACCATCAAAGGCAAAGAAAGAATCACCCGAAGTTCAACAAATGAGTTTATCATTCTGATAATGAAACCGAGAACCAAATTACAGAAAACAGTTTCGGAGCTTAGCAACAAGTTACCTGAAATAACTAATGCCCACAAACGCTGGGCTACAGAACATCTGTTTGCTCATGAAGCGTATAAATGCAAGAATGAATTGTGGTGTTCTGATTGTGGTGGAGTCTGGATAGACACAAACAACAGCGAGTTGGGTGCTATCATTTTAGGAGACAATATTGAATGTCCATATTGCCACCACAAACTCAAGGTAAAGGTAAGCCGGAAGAAGAAAAGTACAGACGAAGTGTATATGTCTATTCTGCAAGTTGTGGGCGGATTCCAAGTGATAAGGCATGTATTATGCTGTAAATGTGCCTATAAAAAAACGACCTACACTACCATTTCCTCTCATATTCGTTACTCTTTTTTTGAAACCGTTCAGGAATGGATCACAGCGGATGGAAAGCGTACCGTCATGGCAAAGCCGATGAATATGGGTGGTAACGGATGGATATATTCAAGTCCTTTAAGCATAAAGGATGAATATGGTAGTAATGGCTATTATCGTTACGGAGATATCTATGCGATTTATGGATACTTATACTCCAAAGTAGAGTTGATATCCGAATTAAAGAAACGAGGTATTGGCAGAAAATTTCCAGATGTTAATCCGTCAAGACTCATACGTTCTCTTTTAAAAGGAGATAACGACGCAGAGCTTTGCCTAAAGACAGGACAGATGTCAATGCTTAAACACATGTTCAAAGAAGGATATTACCAACTCCGCTATAAGCCTTCCTTTAATATCTGCAACAGGAATCATTATATTATCAAAGACGCCTCTATGTGGAATGATTATGTCGGCTTGCTATTGTACTTCCACAAGGATGTGCGTAATGCCCATTATGTTTGTCCCAAGGACCTGAAGATTGAACACGATTTACTTGTGAACAAAAAGAGGGATATTGAGACCAGACAGAGAAGAGAACAGGAGCGGATGGAGAAGATTCGTCATGAAAAAGAGCGCAAGGAAAGTATCGCCCGGTTTTATAAAAAAATGGAGAGGTTCTTTGGCTTGGAGATTGCGGACGGGAGCATCACTATCCGTCCGTTGGAAAGTGTGACTCAGTTCTACCAAGAGGGTAAAGCAATGCACCATTGCGTATATACAAACGAATATTACAAGCTTAGTGATAGCCTTATCTTGTCGGCCCGTATTGGGGAAAAACGTATTGAGACAATAGAGGTATCATTGAAGACTTTTGAGATCGTTCAGTCTCGCGGTACATGTAACAAGAATACTGAGTACCATGAACGAATAATTTCTCTTGTGAAAAAGAACATTGGTTTAATCCGTAAAAAGATGGCATCATGATAGTACTTGGAAGTGACGGTCTGCCTGTTGGCAGAAAAAAGAGCAACTACACGAATATCAATGGGGTGCTACACAAACGCTGCACCCACTGCGGGCAATACTTCCGTCTGAGCTACTTCTATCCCCTGAAGTATCGACGTAAAGGAGAAATCCGTGAAACCTTGCAGTCTTGGTGTAAGTTCTGCATGGTAACTGAATGTTGTAAGAGAGCAAAAGAAAGAAATACAATAAAAAAATGAAGGAAATATATTTAACAATTGAAATTCATGGCGAAATATTCGTCATGAATAATAGTAATGAATTAGGAAGGCTGATAGATAAAGATATACCGCATACGATAATTGGTCGAGTATGTACTGAAGAATGTAATACAACATGCTTACATTATCGTGGAGGTACGTGCCCCTGTAAGGCTATGAAAGATACTCATGGGAATTTAATTCATGTTTTTGTTTGATTCAAATCTAATGAGAAATGAATAAGGAACAACTAAAAAGAGGCAATGAACTTCAACAGTATATCGAAAACATTGAGGAGAAAATAGAAGCTGCAAAAGCAGGTTTGGATTATCCGGAACATGTGTCTATAAAAATCTGCTTCAATGCCTACAGTCCGTATGAATTAGATACGATAATGAAAAAAGAGACAATCCAAGCCTTCAAAGAACATTATGAAAAGTTGCTGAAAGAAGCGAAGGTGAAATTTGATAGCCTATAGTCCTCAAAGCCCAATAGATATGAATAAGAATTTTATAGATGGGATTTGGTTTGCTGTACAGCACCTTGTAATAGTCAGAGATGTGCCAGCCATTGCGGCAGGAATAATTGATGAAGCCAGTCTTTCTATTGACGATTGTAAAGCTGCACAAAAGAGATCAGGCTCTTTTAATGACCAGATGCTTGAGTTTATAAAGAATGAATTATCATAATAATAAATAGAAATGAAGCAATCAATCGAAGAAGTAGCGTACGATTATGCTACTCAAAAAACGAAATTCAGAAAAGAAGTTCTGAAAGAAGTGGATGCTGATAATTACGTTTCCCGTCATGCCGACTGTATGGAGGATTTTCAGTGTGGATATAACTATTGCATGGGACAATCCCCATGGCATGAAGTCAGTGAGGAGCCGAAGAAAGGTGAGCATATATGTGTGCAAGTTGGTAGCGGGAACTTAACATCATGGTTTGCTACATCTAATATCAGAAAGGATTTTGAAGACTATAATGTTATCAGATGGGCGTATGTTTCTGATTTAATCAAAACTAACAAAGTATGAACATAAAGCTAAAATGGGAGTATGTGCAGGGAGAATGCGATACTAAGACAATGAAATTAGTATGCATCCCGGCAAGAGGTGAGCGTGCTTTTGGACCGGATGAAGTGGACGCTGATTTATGTATTAAGGATGGTATGAATTTTTGTATAGCGAATATCCATCTGGGAGATACAGAAAGTTCTAACGCTCTTTGCAAAGAGATATGTAGAAGGTTTAATGAGTTTCCGGAAGATAAAAAAAAATAGAAAAATGAATGAAAGCAAAACAATTTACAATGCCTTCTTTGGCCACTATATAGGCAAAAAGGTGTCACTGACAGATGATGGATATTATCAGTGTGGGGATTATATAAATGGTCGTTTCTACATAGGAGTATTGAGACATGTAACCTATAGCGAGAGAGGAATAGTTCTTCATCTTGATAATAATGAGATAACTGTATCAAGCACAACAAAAATAAGGATAATTGAATAATTCAACCCCCACAGGAATGAAATTAACTGAAATTCCAATAGGCACAACCGTTACTGTGCGTCATCGTTACCTCGTGTCAGAATCCGGGTATTGGTCTTGGGAGTATGAAATTATAACCGGAGTAATACGGAAACACAATTCATACTCCATACTCATCCAATCAGGCACGAGGTTAGTCTTCTGCGATGAAAACAAAGATGAATTAGTTAACTAAAAAACAGAAAATTATGGAACTTGATAATTATGAGAGTCTTCCAGTGGAAGCACAAAAACTCCAGATGGTGCAAGTGGACGCAATAGAGAGAGCAAACATAGACTCACAAATATCTACTGCCAAACAATATCCAAGAGATATAAGACGAAGCATCGATAATTCGATAGTTATTGCTACCATGAACGAAGAAACTGCCCAGTCATGCGGATATGCATTGCCACGTGGTGAGAAGATAATCACTGGTCCATCAGTGCATCTTGCCAAAATAATGGTATCTAATTGGGGAAACATAAGAACTGAAGCTAAGGTCGTTCAAATTACTGATAAACACGTTATCAGTCGAGGTACATGCTGGGATTTAGAGACCAATGTAGCATCCGCTTTCGAAGTTCGTAGGAATATAATAGATAGCAAAGGCAGACGATTCTCCGATGACATGATTACGGTTACAGGCAATGCAGCAAACTCTATAGCCTACCGTAATTCCGTTTTTGCTGTTATACCACAAGCCATTACTAACCGGGTGTATGAGGCAGCTCAAAGATTGATAACAGGAGACTTGTCGGATGCAGATAAAATACTCAAAAAAAGGACATTAATTATCAATAGTTTCAAGAATGATTATGCAATAACCGAAGAAGAAGTCTTGAAATTATGCGGAAGACAGACTGTCAATCAGATTAATATAAATGAAATATCCACCTTGATAGGAATACTTCAATCTTTAAAGGATGGTGATACTTCTGTAGACTATTTAATGAAGCCTATTCGTGGAGTAAAGGAAGAGATAGCTACCAAGAAAAAAGAAATGAAGAAAAAGAAACCTACAAAATTATTATAGCAATGAATAAGTATTCAGCGTTTACCCAAGAACAAGTAGAGGAACTTTTTTCTAACTTTCTGATTGATTCCTGGAGCTACAGCAAAGTTACAACTTTTGCCCGTAACGAAAAAGAATTCGAAAAGACGGAAATTTATCACGAACATTCAAAGCGTTCTGCGAGTTCGATAGCGGGTAATGCATATCATACAGCACTGGAGTTATTCTTCAAGAACCTTCGTACTGGGCTTAATACCTCTATTGTAGACATGGAAGAAATAGCCTTTGCTTACATAGAAGAGGTTCCGGCCAATTCATGGAAACTCTTAAGTACAACTCCAACCATCGAAAAATGTAAGATCAAAGCCACAAAAGCTGTAACAAATTTAATACGAAACTTCTTTGAAGAGCAATCTCTATATACTTCTGATATAGAGGAAATCTTAGGTGTAGAGTTGCGGTGTGATGAATGGCTAATCATTAATGGAGTGGACATCCCACTCCCATGCCATGCCAACATTGATCTTGTTGTTAAACTGAAAGACGGAAAAGTAGTCATCATCGACCATAAAAGCAAATCAAAGTACACAAATGATGATGAACTGGTTTTTGTCTGCGGAAAACAAGCGATCACTTACATTAAATGCTATGAATCTCAAACAGGGAAACATATAGATGAAGTATGGTTCGTGGAAAATAAAGAATCGAAAAATCAAGACAATTCGCCACAGTTAAAGAAATTCAAGATTGTCTTAACTGATGATACGAGAAGACTTTATGAATCAATCTTGTACGAACCATTAAAAAGAATGATTGAAGCGGTTTCTGATCCGGATTATGTCTATATGATTAATGATAATGATAACTTCATTGATAAAGCCGAATTATATAACTTCTGGGCTAAAACAATGATAGCCGAAGTAGATGATTTCGATATACCGGAAAACAAAAGAGAATTGATTACCAGAAGACAGAGAAAAATTAGAGATGCTTCACTCGCTTCCATTAATCCCAAAACAATCACTTCTTTCCGAGAAAAAGCAGCCACTTTTATTACTTATGATTTATCCGATAAAAATATGACAAATTCAGAGAAGATCGAACATGTATTACGTTCATTTGGTTTATCCGTGCGAGTAGCACACGAAATCAGCGGATATTCTTCTAATACTTATCTACTTGAGATATCAGCTGGAGTTAAAATAGCTAATGTAATGAAGTACGGGCTTGATATGGCCAATGCTCTAAATGTATCATCAGTCCGAATAGGTAAAGAGTTGATGGTGTATGAAGATAAATCATACCTATTTATTGAAACACCCAAGAAACGGACAGAAACCCTATTTTGGGACCCCAAACATTTGAATGGTGAGAAAATGCCTATTGGCATTGATAACTTTGGTCGAACGATATACTGGGATCTTAATAATCATTCAACTCCGCATATGTTGATTTGCGGTGCAACTGGTTCAGGTAAATCAGTATCAATCATATCCACTATCGAGTATGCTAAATTATCCGGAATTAAAGACATCACTATTTTCGATCCGAAGTATGAGTTCTGCTCATACGCAGACAATGGTATCCATGTATATAACGAGATAGAAGAAATTGAAGAGCAGATGCAATTACTCGTTAAGGAGATGCAAAGAAGAGCTAAAAGCAGAGAGGCCTGTTCCAAGAAACTAATCATTTTCGATGAATTTGCAGATGCAGTTTCCGCCTCCCGTTCAGGAGCAGCACTTAAAATAAAAGTAGGCAATCAAATTATCATGCAAAAGTCACTTGAAGAAAACCTCAAAATTCTTCTTCAAAAAGGCCGGTCATTAGGTTTCCGGATAGTAGCTGCCACGCAAAGAGCATCAGTAAATGTAATCACTGGTGATGCAAAAGTAAACTTCCCGGTACAAATATGCTTTCGAGTTCCCAAAGAAATTGACTCAAAAGTCGTAATTGATGAAGCCGGAGCAGAAACACTCTCAGGAATGGGCGACGGATTAATGAAGTCACCTGAATATATGAATGTAGTAAGGTTCCAAGGGTTCTATAAAAAATAGTCTCATGGAAATATCCAAGACTGACGTACAGAACCTTATCCGTATCCTCAATAAAAGTGCTGAATTAATTGATCAGTACTGTAGGAAACCTTGTGAGCTTGACAAAGCGCGTCAGCTTCGCCGGATAAGCAAGAAGTTAATCAAGAAAATTAGCCCACAATATCACATGCTATGAGTTTCAATATTGGAAGTCATAGTCAAGCTTAATTACATAAAACTAACAATCAAAACTTTTAAAATTATAGGAGGATTAAAAATGGAAAGTAATATTAGTAGAGACCATATCGCATTGGAAGCGATGAAGTGCATAATGCAGACAACAAGACGTAGACAGACCATCTGGAACAGAATACTCACCCAATTTTTTCCTAATAAAGAAAAATCCAATTTGAACTACAGTTTTGAGAGACAGGCAAAAGCAGCCTATGAAATAGCTGATGCAATGATTAAGGAACGGAACAAAAATAAGGGGGAATAATATGGCAATGCATACATGGTTTGAG